GCAGACCCAAAAGCGTGGGCTGAGTCCATGGCGAATAAGATTTTACTTCAAAATATTAATAGAATTACTAAAGCACGCAAGCTAGGAGAAGAATTCGGTGAAAATCTCATCTAAATCAAATTTTAATTTTTCAAAACTTTCTACGAGAGGTCAATTTAAAAAAATTTTTGAGGATTCTACTCTTGCAATATCAACAGCTATTGCTAAAAGCTCTCAAAAAAATATATTAAATAATTTAAAGCCTGAACTCGCAAAGTCTACTATAAAAAATAGGCAGGAAGGGAAGAGTTCATTTAAAGGTCACAATAAAGAAAAAAATAAAACTTTTGAAACAAGACCATTGCTTTATACTGAAAAATTAAAAAATTCTATAAAAGGGAATAAGAAGGGATTGCGAATGGAGCGTTATGGTTTAGAACATATAAAAGGATTCGGGAATGTCCCTGCTAGACCATTCATAGCTGACTTGGAAGACAACGAGGAAAGTCACTTAAAAGTTCAAAATTTTATAGTTAATAAAATAAATAAAGCTATCAAGTAATGGCTGAACAGTACGAAAACCTAGAGGAGTATTTAAATGCCGAAGAAGTCGAACAACAAGACGAAGACACCCTGCTCTGGGTTGCCCTCGGACTTGCTTACGGAATTGATGTATTTGCTACAAGAATTGAACGAGAGATTGCAGTTCTTAGAGGATCTGGAGTCGGAGACCGAGCAATTATCCAAATACTTGCCGATGACCTTAGACAGGGAGGGAGAATCTTTGGTGAATTCCGAAATACTATTAAGCGAGGAATTGTTGGAGGCGTTATGCAAGGTTTTAGGGTCGGACAAGATAATATTTATGGGGATAACGTAATGATGCGCTGGGTTTCAGTCGGAAGCCCTAAAATATGCCCTGATTGCGAATCTAGAGTTGGTCAAGTTGATACTTGGGATAACTGGCAATCTGAAGGCTTACCTGCGAGTGGATTTTCGGTCTGTAAGGAAAACTGCTACTGCCAACTAATACCCGAAGACATACCTATAGACGATAAAGTCATTATTCAAGGTGTATCTGGGGTAGAATCTACTAGATAACCTACTTAACTTTAAAATTAAACTTAATAGCTTGTTCCTCAAGCTTCTTAATGCGCCTCTCTAACTTCTTGATCTTCTTATCTGCGCTATTAGGCTTCTCAACATACTCCAAAACCTTATCTAACTTAAATTGCTTTGCTAAAAGCTTTATGGCGCTCTCAACTATTAGTTTTTGTATCATCTTCAGCTTCTTTCTTTATTTTTTCGTTTAAATCAATCAAATGCTTCTGGAAATCAGCAGATTGACCTCTGTAATCAATGTAAGCACCAAATAACTTATTTAAATTATTAATTTGACCTGTAAGCCAAGCCAGTTGCGTGTCTCTTTCTTTATTTGTAGGCTTTTTCATTTATTCTCCCATATTTTTTTGTTATGTACGCTCTGAGTCTTCTCGTAATTGCTTTTTTAACATCTTCAGGCGTCTTTTTCGTTTTCTTATCTCTTGGTTTCTCTTTTTTCGTAATGATTTCCTAGCCTTTGCTTTTTTGTTTGGCATTTATGTTTTTCCTGTATTCTTTTCTAATATTCATCAATTTATCACTTTTTGTAATATGGCTGTAGTTATATAGGCAATGTAAAGGCAATGAGTGTCCTTCTTTTGAACTATCTATATTTAAAAAATCTATAAACTCAGTTACTCTTCCCATACCAATGCTTCCTTCTGTAATATGCTTTAATAAAATTATCTTTCTTTCTCTTTGGTCTTAATTTTCTCCTACCATCAGGGTAATCAATAAAATCTTTATCTTCCCAATCACATAATACGTGTAATTGCTCATTTCCTATTGTGTTCGGGTTATTACAAGTATATATTTCTTCGACTCCATGGAAAAACAGACTTATAACAAGGTAATACTTCACTCACCTCGCTCTTTATCTCTTATTTGCTGCTTCCACGCTTCAATAGTTGCCTTAGTAGGTCTGCCCGCAGGTAATAACTCAATACCCACTTTCTTAGCACGTTTTTTCCAATTATACATACTGTTTCTACTCTTTTTCCTATTCTCATGGCGGATTTCCTTAACTATAGTCTTATATTCAGTCTTCTTGCGCTTTACTTGGTCTTCAATTTTTCGCTCAGGTAATACTACATCTGGTATATCTGGAATATCATCCACAACATCTTGTACTTCAGCATCTACAAACTCTACTTCTGCTTCCTCTGCTTTAAGGAACTTCTCAAAAGGACTGTCTATAGTCACGTTTATATTCTTTACAAGCTTACCACTATGCTCCAACACTAATCTGCCTGCTTGAACGTTTCCTGCCTTAGCCTCCCTAACCATAGCCTGTAATACAGATGGTATTTCTGCGCCAAATTCAACCATATAGATACCATAAACCATATCTACGAAGTTAGGATCTTTGCGCCAAGATACTACTGTTTGAGTATGCACATTGAGCTTAGTTGCTATCTCTTGTATTGTCACATTAGGGTTTAAAGCCATCATCTCTGCTGCTTTTTTACGTTCTGAAATTTTTTGTATGTTAGCCATGGGTAAATATAGGCTATTTTTGACATTAATATCAAATTTTATTTTGTGGGGCGGTTGTTGACATTATAAATCCTATTTTTTGTGGGATGCTGACCGTTTAGAGGGTATTATTCGCATACGTACACACCCCTCTCTTGAACTTCTGATAATCTATATTATGTAAAGTTTTTAATAGGTAGTTATAGACGGGGAACATAAAGTAATACTTTAAATGAATGAATGATGATACTAGATATAGTGGTGGACGCATTTAATAGTCTTTCTTTTTTGATGTAGGTGAGATGGTAAAGCCCCCATCCAACCAATATTAAGCAAGAATAACGTTCACTATTATCATATATAATTAAATATCTTTTATTAAGTGTAACAAAAAAATATAACAAAAGTATTAGGAATATATAAAAAGTAATTGTAAAATTAGTTATAGAATATATGAGGGTTTTAATTATGGATACATTGCAAACTAAAATGATAATATTAAATGATATTAGTAACGTAGTAAATAAAAAAGAATTGGAAACTATGTTACTAGCGTTAAATAGATTGAAGCTAAATGAGTTAAATATCTTAGCAATAGCTATTAATAAAATAAAAAATGGGAGTAAAAAACAATGAATAAAGTAATTAAATCACTAAACAAACAAGGCTACAATGATGTCAAAAACATCATAAACGGCTATAATTTCTACAAAGTAATTGCAAATAACTCAGTATTAACAATTAATAAGAATACTCTTGATATAGTGGATATTTATCAAGACTTAACAAAAGGGAGTAAATAACATGAATAATGATTTAATAATATTAGTAAAGAAATACTTTGATAAGGTAAACGGGAACACATATCACTCAGTACAATTTGAAATAGATAATAAAATATATCATAGTGGTAAAACATATGGATACGAAAGACAATATGAACAAACTTTTAAAAATATGGAAATTTCATACAAAAAAAATGCAACATTACAAGAGAAAGCAAAAAGATTGTTATTGCTTTCTAATCCTAGATATATAGTAATAGAAAATTGTAAGGCTAAAGAATTAAAAGAAATACATAATTATAAATAAAAATAAATAAAAGAAAGGAAGTTAATCCAATGGTAAAAACATCAAATATTAAATGTAGTGAATTAGTAAATAAAAAGATTGAATTTAGAGCAAGTAATATATTTAGTGAACATATAAAAAAAGATAAATTATATATTGTTTATTCTTATGGCTATCATTTTCCAATGTATGTCAAATATAAAAATACTTGGTTTGAAAATAGCGATAAATATTCAGTAACTACATCTAAGCAACAAAGTCAATCTAGACCAAATTCAAAAACAAAGCTATTAAGCACAAAGCAATTAAAAGACCTTATATATAATAAATCTAGGTCTAATTAATATGAATACTATAATTGCAACAATATATTTAATAATACTGATAATTTGGCTATATAAGATATTATTTACTCAATTTGAGGTATAAACAACAATAAAAAAGAAAGGGCGTTAAAAATGAAAATCAATAACCAAGTGTTTAAAGATATTAAAATGTTTAGCAATAATAAAGATATAAAAAACTTTTTAATTAAAAATAAGAGTAATATAAAAGAGGTTGATTTTTTCAATAGTGGTGGTAATTGTTATATTTTTTACGTGAATTTAGATAATAAAATTTATTCTATTTCAGATGAACCACTAGAAAATAATACAGATTGTATTATATATGATTATAATGGAAGTATTAAAGACTTTATACAATATTATTATATTGATATTGAAATGGATATAGATATGATAAAATATAAACTATTTAAAATATAAATAAGGAGTTTAAAATGGAAAAAAAGCAAATTAATATACAATCTTTAAAAGGATTAAAAAGGGCTGAACTATATCAATCAAAGGGCTGGACGTGCCTTTATAATGGTTTTTTCAATCCTTGTGTTACAATGGTAAAAGGGACACAAAAAGAGATACGATTATATAAAGAAAATAGATTTAAATAAACGCTGAACTAATATCACATATAATTATAAATATCAAATCAATTATAAAAACAAGGAAGTTTTTTTCTATGGATGAAATAAAAGATACTATATCAATTATATTTATGAGGTCAATTATATTTGTGGCTTGGGTTTTGATCTCTAGACTTTGTTTATATATTTTACTTGGATTTTAACTAATAAAAAAGGAAGGAATAAGATGAAGGAAAAAATGTACAATGCTACAATATTTATAACATCTCAACATTGCGAACTTTATAAACAAGAGGTTAATTATGTATTTGATGCCTTTGATGAATCAGATGCAATAGCATATTTAAAAGATAATGTTAATGATGACTATGGTATTAATATAATTAATAGCGACATTATAAAACTGGAGGTAGTTAAATGAATATTATAATAACAGAAGATGAACTTAAAATAATAATAGATACACTAAAAGAAAGTTTTTTTGGTGGAGATAATGAAAAATTATATCATTTAGCTAAAAAATTGGAGGATAATAAATGAGTGAATTTACATATGACCTGTTATATTTCTGCTCTGAGTTTGTGAGCATTATATTTCACGTTGGAGTTTTATATTTTATAAGAGAGTTTGTAGTTAATAATAAAAAAGAAAGAGAGGAATAAATGAAATACGAATTATCGGACATCAAAAACACAGAAGATGATATTATTTTAGTATCATTAAATCGTAAACCTAGTGATTTATCAGAGTTAAATGGTCTTGGTGGGTGGATTACAAAATGCTTACCAATTAAAATTCTAGATTTAAATCAAGAGCAATTTGATGAGTTTACGAGTGACTTTTATAAACAATACGACTTTCTTGAAAATAATAATTTTGGAAATGTGTGTACTTTTCACAATCAAGATTGTCTTATGGTTTTACAAGTTAGAAATGAAGATACTTGTGAATCAATTTATATTGATAATCAGGGATATAATTATTGTAGATATGTTGGCTATCAAATGAGGAGGAATAAATGAGTAAAATAACAAAATCAGATATAAACGAAATGTTAATGAATGAGTTTAAAGATAGATTGTTAATGGTACATGGAGATGATGATTATATTAAATGGACTCTAAAACAACATAAAGCATTATTAACTGAGTTGGAGGAATAAATGAGAGTACAAGAATCTTGCAACGATAGTCATTTAGTAGATATTAGACTAACTGATAAGGATATAGATAGAATATTAAGAGGTAAATTTGTTTATATCGAGTGTAAAAAAGATGAAACTGAAATATTTATCGGATTGGAGGAATAAATGAGTTTATATCCATATGACAATAATAAAAAGTATAAATATTGGACACTTGATGTTGGTGGTATTTATAATAAATTTGAAACTTATAATGAGATGCAAGAATATCATAAAAACTTTGCATCAGACACTTGGAAATGGGGGGAATTATAATGATTACAGATAGGGCGATTATATGGATCATTATAATTATATTATCCATTTGGATTTGGTACGAAATAATAAACTTTTTTATATAAGGAGAGAGAAAATGAGTAAAATTTTAATTGAAATATATGAGAGGTATTTAGATAGAATTTGGGGTGATTTATCTAAAGATGATAAGATTAGGTTAGAAGGTCACTTTAACGGGCTTATAAATGAGCTTGGAGATTATAGAGAAGAATACTGCAAGGAGAAAGGAAATGAATGATAAATGCGAGTATTGTAAAGAAGATATAGAGATATATGCTTGTATGGATATAAATGGATCTTCAGAATTATGTTGTGAGGAATGTCATAATCAGCTATATGAAGATAAAAAAGACACAGAAAACTTATTAAGACATGAAATAGAACAAATACAGGGAGAGTAATATGAAGATAGATTATAATAAAATGAGATGTGCTTTAGCTTGTTTTGAGGCAGAATCAATAGATAGAGAG